GGAATTCAGTTTGGGATTCAGTTGGGAATTCAGTTTGGGATTCAGTTGGGAATTCAGTTTGGGATTCAGTTTATGGATATGTTTCATCATTTTTCAATATTGATAAATGGAAGTTTGTTGAACACGAAAAAGGAAAGAATCCATTTCAGTGCTGTATTGATTTATGGGAAAGAGGAATTGCCCCTAGTTTTGATGGCAAGATATGGAGATTGCATACATATAAAGGGATAGTTAAAGAATTTACCGTTAAAGAATTAAAAGAGATTAAGGCATTTTAAGGAATATTTTAACCGTAACACGATAGAGGGAGGATTGAGCAATGGAGAAGGAAAGAGAGTTGGCAGAAATAGCTAATCAATGTGTATCAGACCTTATGAATCAAACAAAAGCAGAAGTTTCGATGCTTACATTTACAATAGTTCTAAAGTACCTCAATAGGGCTAATGGATTAACTCGCCAAGAGCAGACAGAAGAACTATACCACACCAATAATGCACTTGTTTCATGTACGCAAGAGTTGTATGCAGCTAAAGCAGAACTCGATGCGGCGAAGAAAGAGAACCAAAGGTTGAGAGGGTTATCAGTATTAGCAGTACGCAACGAAGAACATGAAAAACTTGAGAAAGAAAACTCCGAACTCAAAGCTCAGTTGAAGGAAAAACTAATGCCTAAACCACGACTAACCATTAGCGATTTACGGGAATACTTAAACGACTTTGAGAATGGAGCAGATACATTCAGCAGGTTTAAGGAACGGATAGATGGGCATTATGAAGCTCAGTTGAAGTTGGTTCCCATTGAAAAAGATACGGCTAGGCATCTTGCTATTGAGTGTTGCTATCGGTTTAAGATTGACAGATACGATGAGTTTATCGAAACATTAACTACGGTACTAACACGCTTCGGCACTACAAAACTATCACCAAGTAAGGTTGCTGATGTAATGAGGAACGCAGTTGAAAGATGGCAACATGAGAGATTTATATGGACATACGAAGATATGGCAGAAAAGTTGAGCGAAGCATTTGAACGTGGAGAGCTAACGGAGGGCAAGGAATGAGCGATGGAATAGACTGTATATGTGGGGCACAGGGGGAGAGCGAGTGCGGGTGCGGGGCAGATTGGACACCGCACGAGGTTTATGAATTAAGGGAGGAAAATAAGATGCTTAGGGAGATGCTAAAGAAGTCTGAATGGGTAAACAAGGTTTACAGGAGGGGATTTGCTAAACCGAAACAGGATGGGGAGTGATTCTAATATAGAATAGACGGCGCAGGGAAACGATTCCATAAGAGTATAATATACTAATAGACAACGAAAGGGGTGAGGGGATGAGCGAATGTAAATATTGTTCAAAACGCAAGAGCGTAGCCTGTACTTGCAGCGGCGAAGTTGATAGCAAACATTTCGGAAGTGTTAGTTTTTACACTAGAGGTTGCGGAAGCGAGAAGCTAGTTGTCACAAATGATGATGAAAAATCTTTTGGGTATAAATTTGTACGGAACGAAGATGGAGAATGTAAATTTTATAAACGAGCATGGTGGGCAGTATTCATAAAGGTGAAGGGGGAGTGATGAATCAGGGGCATAGTGACGGAAATATGACCAGTGATTGTTTATGGTGCAAAGGATACCCGAAGTTCTTACAGGGTGGCCCAAAGTGTGCCAATAAGGCAGAAAGGATTAAACGTATCAGCAGGGAGGGTAAGAAATGAGCCAAGAACAGAAGAGACAAGCATCATTTGAAGAACAGATTAGCGCAATAGCGGGTGTAGCCACAGCGGACAAGCCGAGACTTGCTTTCTTTAATAAACTACCGGGAGAAACGGACAGGAACAAGGCAATATATTTGCTATTAACGATAGGGCTATCAGCCGAGAGGGTAGCGGACATAACAGGGCTATCAACGTCCACAATAGAAAGAAGGATAAAGAATGGCTTTTAGTGTCAATAGTTTGACAATCTCCACGATTTTTAAGTATCTGGGATTACTGTACTTACATAAGTGAGTGGCAGTATACCGGCGTATATAGTATGAAACTCTATTTATAAGACATCCTTAAAACAGGCTCTTAAAACAGAAAGATTACTATTTATGTCATATTGCCCCGCTAAAGACTCCACTGCTCAGAACATCAAAAGAGCTAACGAAAAAGCCAAAAAGAACAAAGCCCAATCTAAATCTTATCGCACTTCTAAATCACGAAATTCATACTCAATCGGTATATGCCTCAAGCGAGACTGCTCAAACAGAGGGCCACAATGTACATCCTGTTATGCATTTGCTCATTATGAGGTGTCAAAATAATGACTAAGAAGAAACTCACACCAAAGCAGGACAAATTCACGAAAGAGTACCCGGTGGACTTAAATGGCACACAGGCTGCTATTCGTTCAGGATACAGCAAAAAGACGGCTAGACAGGCAGCGGCTAATTTATTGTCAAAAAGTTACATTCAGGCAGCTATCCAAATAATCATAGACAGACGGGCCAAGAAAACAGAGATTACAGCCGAATATGTACTGAATAATATCAAAGAGATAGGCGAGAGGTGCATGCAGAAGGTTGAGGTCAAGGATCATAAAGGCAAGGGAACTGGCAAATATGTATTCAAAGAGTCAGGAGCACTGAAGGCCAATGAACTATTGGGCCGACATTTGAAGATGTTTACAGATAAGATTGAAGTCGAAGCAGGGAACAACACATTAGCTGCTATATTCGGGAGGACACCAGACAGTGAGCGATGAATTTGAAGTAAGCCTAGAGAAAAGTGACTCACAGCGCATCAGATGGCGCAGGGATCCTATTGCCTTCTTCACGGAGGCCCTTGACGTTGAGCCGAAGAATGTTTGGGAGATGATGGAGATTATGGGTCACATGATCAGGGACAATCAGAAGGTGGCCATTAAGGCTGCTCACTCAGTGTCTAAGACATATACGATGGCCCGAGTAGTCTTATGGTTCCTCTACTGCTGGAATCCAAGCACCGTGGTAACAACGGCCCCTTGCTATGATAAAGAGACGGAAATACTTACCGATTCAGGATGGAAACTATTCAAAGATCTTGACGGAACCGAGTGCGTAGGTCAATTTACAGACGAGGGAGAATGCAAACTGACCAAACCGTTGGAATATTTTAAGTTTCCGTATAAAGGTGAACTTATCGGGTATAAAAGCCAATTATGTGATTTCTTAGTAACGCCTAATCATAAGTGCGTTATCGAAAAGGGCGGGGGATATTCGTTTGCTAAAGCGGATGAGTTATACAGGAAATGGGATAAAAAGATACCAAAAGTATATCGAGACACAAAGCCAGGCGTTAAAAGGTCATTGGCCTTTTGTGAGTTTTTAGGGTTCTGGTTTGCTGAAGGGACTGTCCAGTATAATACAGATAGACGAAAGTACGTTGTGCAGATAACACAGAAGAAATATTGTGATTACCTAGAGAAGCTACTGATTGCTAACGACTACAGTTATAGAAAATACAAGAAAAGCGGCGGGTATTCTGGTTGCTTTAATGGATGTTATTCGTATGAGATAAACTCAAAACAGTTAGCAATGTTTTTTGTGAGATATAAAGAAACAGCAAAGTGCAAAAAATTAGACGATTTCATATTGTCTTTTAATGCAGAACAGGCAGACGCGTTTCTTCAGGGATTCTGTATGGGCGATGGGAGTTTTACCGAAGGAGATACACGGAGGCATTACACGTCTTCCGAAGAGTTGGCTGATGGGTTGCAGTTATTGGCAAATACATGTGGGAATGCGGCGACTATTTGCAAGCAAAAGAACGGAATGTATGTTATTGGAGAGTGGAAGAGAAGAGGAAAAACAATTAACACTAACAAGAAATACTGGTATAAAGAGCAGTATAATGACTTTGTTTACTGTGTGCGAGTTCCTAGCGGGAAGTTAATAACGAGAAGGAACAAATCAATTGTAATCAGTGGCAATACACATACCCAGGTTGAGGAGCTACTATGGAGAGAGATAAGAGAAGCACACGCGAATGCGCGCATACCTTTAGGTGGGAACATCACCAAGACTAAACTTGATCTTCAAGAGAAGGTAAAGAAGGGCCAGAAGGCAATTAGATGGTTTGCATTCGGGTTTTCAACTAAGCCGGATCAGGGCCAAGAGCATGCGACTAAGATGCAGGGCTTTCATAATGAGTACATGCTGGTCATATTTGACGAGGCAGACGGGATATTACAGGCAATATGGAATGCTATTGATGCTCTTTTAACAAATGTACGGGTTAAATTCTGTGCAATTGGTAACCCATTAAGACCTACAGGACCATTTGCTGACTGCTTTAAGGACTCCTCGTATGCAAAACTAACCATATCTACACTGGACACGCCTAATTACAAAGAAGGCAGGGAAGTAATTCATGGACTATCAGGCCGTGAGTACGAATCTGACATGCGTAAGAAGTGGGGCGTTGACAGCAATATGTACAAGTCTCGCGTACTTGGTCAGATCCCTGACAGTGATCCGGAGTCAATTGTGGCTGTATCGTGGTATGAGAGGGCAGAGAAGGCAGTGCTGCATGATGTAAGCGGTATCATTAAGCGTTTCGTTACCGTGGACGTGGCAGACGGCGGTAATGACGAGACAGTGGTTAAAGGATGGAAAGCTGGCAAGAAGATGCTCACACAGACTAATGAGTGGCGTTACCCTGGAAAGAGGGCAGATGAAATTGATTCTGATGTCATAAGGAACGTCCGGGAGATAGAAGGCAATGCGATAGTGTTTGATAATGACGGGTGTGGCCGCATACTTGGTGGCTTGCTTACTGGTATACTCGGCAAGGACAGAGGTATCCACGTTATACCATTCACCGGGAGCGCTGAAGCGTATGTAGATGAAGACTACACAAACCGTAGAGCAGAGGCCCACTTTGATATGCACTTGAAGTTCAGGGATCATAACATAAGCGTATTCCCGGGTAATGAGAAGGCAAAGAGAGATGTCACAACGGTCAGATGGGATACGCAGCGTAAGGGGAACCGTAAGGGCAAGATTGACGTAGAAGCGAAGGACAAACTGAAGCCACGCCTCGGAGGGGATAGCCCGGATGATGGCGATAACATAATGATGGCATGTGGTTCAATGGATGAAGTGCCAGCAATTGAGAAGAAAGACATGTATGTAAGACGAGCTAAACGTAAATCACGAGGATGGAAGGCGGCCTAGATGGAAGAAAAGACAAAGAAACCAAGCAACGAAGAGGGACAGCTTTCTAAGATAAAGAATAGGAAGCAGTATTTTGAGACGAAGTATTCGAGTCAGTTAGCATGTGCGGACAAAGAGAACGCATATTTCCGCAGCGAACAGTGGACACAAGCAGAGCTTGATTTAATGAAGGATGAAGAGGGCAACCTAACGAAGCCAGCACTCACTCTGAATCATATCAAGGCCCATATTAACTTCCTAAGAGGTGAACAGGCAGAGAACCGGTATTATTTCAAAGTCATTCCAGCGGACAATATTGATCCTCAGGAGCAAGTGACCTATGACGGGCAGCCTATTCCTATAGAAAAGCTTTCAACGAGGCTCACAGAGGAGTTAAAGAAGGCAGAGAGTGACAATGACGGAGAGTATGAGATTTCTGATTGTTTCCTTGAAGGTATTAGTGGTGGTGGTCGGTCTTATCTTGAAGTGATGGTTGATGTCGATAAGAGTTCGTTCCCTTATAAGACTCAGGCATTGTTTCAGCACGTAGGACAGAAGAACTTCTTTCCTGATCCGGACCATAAGAAGTATGACCTTACCGACTGTAAGGACGGTATTAAGATTTCAGAGTACACGAAAGATGACCTGATTAAGATGTTTCCTGATAAGAAGGATGTCATTAAAGAGCTTACGAGAGATGAAGAGACTCTATATAAAGGCGACGTTAATGATGATAATGAGCTGAATTACACAGATAATACTAGAGAGGGAATTATACAGGGGTTAGATTCGGATATAGAGGACGATGGCGATTCCCTTATATTGGTTGAATATTATGACTCCCTTTGGGCTAAGTCATACATGCTTGTCACAAGTACAGGTGAGCAGCCTATGCCAGTAAGTGAAGAGAATTACGCAAAGGTTAAAGAGCTGAATGATAAGAGGGTCGAGATGTCAATGGCCGAGATAACCATGAATCCGTTTGATGAAATGGGACAGCCGCGCGAGTCTTTTGAGTATAAGCTATTCGATATTGAAAAGAAAGAGTGGTTCATCAGCAGTTACGTGAGTGGTATGATTCTCCACAGGGAACGATTAGAAGTGAATGGCGTTCCTATATCCCGACTTCCTTTCTCAGAGTACGGGGCAGATGTTGCCAAGTACATTGAAGAGTTGAGCCAGCGTTACATCTCAGCGACAAAAGACATGATCAGCCCTCAGGATCTATATAACAAGTCCAAATCAAGTACCCTTGACCATTTACTCAAGAGTGTGCACTCAGGTATCGTTGCAGAGGAAGATACTCTTGTTGATGTTGATCATTGGGAGGAATGTGGATCTGAAGCTGGGTTTGTTGGATTGGTTAAGAGAGGCAAGTTTGACAAGTGGGCGAAGATGGAACCGACAGCATTAAGCAGTGGTCATGTGTTCTTGGCTCAAGATGCTGCGCAGGAGATGCGGTACATAACTAATATCAACCTTCAGATGCGCGGACAGAACGAAGGGGGCGAGTCAGGCAAGGCTAAACAAGTGCAGGTTCACCAGGGCGAGAAGGGTATCAAGTTCTATTTCGATAACCTACGACGGACGAAGCACATTCTAGCTAAGATCCTCCTTGAGTATATATGCGCGCTTAAAGGGCTCGACTTCAAGAAGCTGAAGGTAGAGATTGATGATACGCTTGAGAGTCCTACGGCTCGATATGCCAATTGGATGGAAACAAAGCAGATGTTTGAGTCAGGTATCCTTGAAAGTCCTTATGGTGATCTGGTCATTGATAAGATGAACTTCAATAACCGTGAAGAGTGGAAGGGCAGATTCGAGCAAGTGAATGAGTTTAAGCAGTACCAGGCACAGATGCAACAGAAGGCCGAAGCTGAGAAGCTTGGGGCAGAGGATGCAATGAAAGAGCTGAAAAGAAGAGGGGCTATAGCATGAATAAAAGGGCGATAGGCTATACAGAGGAGCAATATTCTCGTTTTCTAGAATTAGCAAGAAAAAGAAATTCGAGATACGAGGAGAAGAATAAGGTAAAACTCAGAGAAAAAAAGAAACTCTTTGCTAGAAAAGAGCGAAAGACCCCGAACGGTGTCACTAATGCAATTTATAACGACCAAGTGTCGCATAGAAAGAGAAGCCACAAAGCATTGCCTGGATATACACGCAATCAATTTAGAGCATGGTGTTTTGAGCAAAAGATTTTTTGGGATTTATATAAGTGTTGGGTATTATCTGGGTATAAAAGAGAGATGAAGCCATCTGTTGATCGTATTGATAGATTTAGTGGTTATTCCTTTTGCAATATACAGTTGATGACGTGTTTTGAGAATTGCTATATTAAAGGTTCTGAAGAAAAAAGGAGAAAAGTTGTTCTTATTGGGGATGATGTTGTCGAATTCGACTCGCTTACTTCAGTCGCAAAGCATTTAAACACATCGACAGGGCATGTTTGCGATACGTTGAAGGGGATATATAAAACATGCAAGGGGTTTAAGATGGAGTACGCCGATGCTCGTAAGTCAGGCATATTACCAAAAGAGGGGCAGATGTAATGGCAGACCCAATGCAGGATCTTATCAAGTATGCTTTTGAAGACGGAGTAAACATGACCCGTGACTTCGAAGGGAACGGCAAGCAAGGACGCCCATTCTACGCCTACGATGATTCAAAAGGTAAAAGGACAGTAGGGTATGGCTCTTTAGTTACAGACGCTAACAGGTCAATATTGGGCGAAGACGTTATCAGTGGGAAGACACCTATAGAGCCGGGTCTTGCAGGGCAGTTAATGACTTCTGATTATAGAGGGGCAATTGAGGACGCTATTAAGTATGCCGGATCAGATAATTGGGCGCGGATGTCAGCTAATCAACAGATGCGTCTTGCAGATATGTCATATAATCTAGGGCTAACAAAACTTTCAGACTTCACAGACATGCGGAAAGGTCTTGATGCAGATGATGATGCGAAGGTCAAGGCAGAAATGGAAGACTCTGATTGGTTTGGGCAAGTGGGAGATAGATCAAAAGAACATCAAGCTGAGTGGGGGGCATAATGGTAAATACAGATCTCCTAAGAGATATTGAATCAGAAATCGAAAAGTGCCTCTCACCCAACTTTTACGGTAACCTGTCAATACGGATAAACGTACAAGGCGGGAAGGTAAGGAACGTAAACTATGCACCTGAAAGGAGCAAGAAGTATGAATGACCAATTTGTATTAGCGCACCTTGATGAAGGCGTTGTCCTTACACAAGAGCTGATCAATACACTTTGGCGGTTACGGATGCAAGGATGCTTTAATATACATATAACGAAGTAAATACGTTCTTTGACAATTAGGCACGAAACACATAACCGAAAAAGCGGCGTGTTGGCGACAGAGACTTAATTCCTTTCTGTTTAGCTGATGCGCCTTTTTTATTGACTAAACGTAGCGGTCACGCACAACATCTCGCGTTAGTAGATGAAAAACCTAAAGAATAGGAGAACAAAGCTATGGAAGAATTAGAGACAGAAGTAATTGAAGTTGAAGAAGAAGTAAGTGAAGCAGCAGAGAATGAAGAAGCTGCTGAAGCCAAGTCATTTGATGAAATGTCAGATGACGAAAGGCTTGAATTATCTGATGATGACCTTGTTGCGGCACTGGACAAGGAAGAAGAGTCCGCAGAATCCGGAGCGTCTACCGAGAAAAAAGACGAAGAAAAAGCGGCCGAAGAAGCAACAGATGATAAAGCAAGTGAGTACGATAAGATTGCTAACATGAGCGAGGAGCAGTTTCAAGAGTTGCCAAAGGAGAAGAAAGGAGTCTTCTTTGAAATGCGTTCTGAACGGAATAAACGTCAAGACATGGAACGAGAGCTTGACAAGGAGCGAGCTATTCACGAAGGACAGATGAAGGTCATTGAAAACCTGAAGGGGTTACGCGGTACTGAAGGGGATCAGTCACAGAAGTTCGCCAATGAATACGAGAAGGCAATGGCAGATATAGAAGCGAAGGCTATAGCTTATGAAGAGGAATCAGGAGAAGAGTATAGGTTGACCCTGAAGGATCAGCGGTTACTTAACTCGGCACAAAAGACGGATGCAGATACAGCGCGACAAGAGAACGAGGCTACTCAAGCAAAAGAGCAGCAAGTGAGAACAGTGCAGGTTTTCCAAGAGAGAATCGAGGCTGGGATCAAGAGCATGAAAGAAGCAGGTCACGATGACTTTGATCATGTGTATAAAACTCTTATCGAGCCGATGGTTAATCCAGACATTGCAAAGGACTCTGATTTAGCAAGAGCAAATGCTCAAGTGCTCATTAATCTGGCAATGAAAGGAAAGAATCCTGCTGAATATGCATACAATCATTTAGCGCGCATATCACCAGAAGGACAGAAATACTTTCAAGAGAAGAGTCAGAAGAAAATCAACAAGCAAGACCTCGTAAATGGGGGAAAGACAACAACTAAAACAAGCGCACACACCGAAGGAGCGCGATCAACGAATGGCAAGACAAAGATTGATATGTCAACCCTTAATAATAACTTTGAATATTGGGCTGGCAAATTGACCGATGAACAGTTTACGAAGGTCGTATCAGGCGGTGAAGTGCATTTATAAAGGAGAGTAGATTATGGCTGGTTCAGCAATAATTAGTACATTACAGCAAGCTTTATTAGGAAAAAAGATTTGGCTTGAAACGTATAAGAATGCTGATGTATTCAGTGGCCTTATTGAAGTCATCACAGATCCGAAAAAGAGAATCCCTACAGAGGGTAAGCCGATTGTTATTCGTCGTGACCTTAAAACATATGATGGTTCATTGTCGCAAAAGGTTACTATGATCGGAAAAATCGAAGGTGAAATCGTCGAAGGCGACAACACTCTCAAAGGAAACGAAACAGCAGTTGACCAGTACGTACAAACTGTAAACGTGAAGCAAGGTAGAAAAGCTATCCGCACAGTTGGTCGAGAAGATGAAAAATCAAGTCCGGTTAAATTGTTTCCAAATTTCAAGACGCTTTTGGCTGAGTACATGGGTAACTACAAGGTGCGGGATTATATTCGTAAACTTGCCGGGGCCACTACGAAGGCTTTCGCTAACACTCCGACTGCATCAACGAGTAACCGTGTTATTTATGGTGGAGAGGCAACCAGTACAGTAACCATCGAAGCAGGGGACAAGATGACAGACTTGCTTATTAAGAAGTGTATCACTCTTGGGGACAATCAGTTCTTAGCAGGTACAGATGGGAAATACATTCCTCCGATTGGACGTATTAATTTTGGTGGAATGAATGAAATGGGGCTCTTGCTTCTTACTCCTGATTCGTATGATGATTTGTTGACATCCGCGTCAGTGCAGCAGAAGTTTCGCGACACAGCAGCGTTGCAGAAAAAGAATCCTTTACTTATGGCTGAAGACATCGTGCTTTATGGCGTTGTTTGTCGTAAGTGCGAGCTTCTTAGAGAATCAAATGTTGGTACGTTTGATAATTGGGGTAACGGAGTGAATCTTGATGGGGCAGTAAACTTGTACTTGGGTGCTGGTGCACTTGCTGCGAGTGAAGCTGATGATGCTCGTTACGTTCCTGATACGGACGATTACGAAAACATCAAAGGTCTTTCATGCGGGAACATCTTTGGTAGTCAGAAAGCTCTTTATAACGGGCAAGACTTGGCTACTATCGCAGTAAAGGTTTACACCGAAGGACTGTAATAACATTATCAATTTAATTCGATAAAGGAGAATAGATTATGTCAACGATTAACGATACTTTGGGGTCAGCATTGGTCCCACAATTAGCATGGCAGAAGTTCACCATTGCGAAACTTGTTGATTTCACAGTGCTTTCGCCAACTGCTGCGGATGTAGTGCAGTGTATTAATGTAAAAGAGGGAATGTATATCACAGACGTAAGGACAATGATTATCGTTGCAGCAGGGGCTACAATGACCTGTGACATCGGTGATGGGACAGATCCAAACGGCTTTGATAATTCTGTTAATCTCAATGCTTTAGCACAAGTAGTCACAATCGGTGTTACTGGTACAGATGATTATATCACTAACGGTAGATACTATACCCAAGATGATACGATTGATCTTACTATTGATAACACAAACTCAACTGGCAAGGTTCTTTTGATGGTTGATGGATTTTACATCCAGGATACAACGGTACACTCAACACTGTAAACTAACAAGATGATGGCGGGGGGCATGGTTGCCTCTCGCCCATAATAAGGAGAGATAGAGATGGCAATTTTAACTAATCCAAAGAGTGTCGGGGAAACAGGTGTTGAGTACGGGGATTTAGTGACTATGATTCTTCATCTTCAAGCTACTGTGATGGCACTTGCAGCGCAGCTAGACAACGATGGCGGCATTACTGACACTGATTATGAAGCAAGAGTGCAGCAAGTCTATTTGAGTGGCGCACAGCCAATCGTCGATAAGATTACGTTTGCTGAAATCGTAGCAGAGTACAGAGTGTAATAACCTAACACATAGGAGAAATAACGATGGCAAGATTTGTATACTTAGGCAAGAAAAAAGAATTTAGACTTAATTCTGTGTACTCATTCCAAAAGGAACTAAATCCCGGGGATGAATTTGAGTTGTTTGGTCCGGACCTTGTTTTAATCAAAAGATGTCTTTCAATTTGTACTCTAGGAGGAACAAGACCTGAGGACATGGATTTCAGGCTAAAGGACGAGATTGAAATGAGCAACGTGGAGATTGAGACAGAAGTACCAGTGTACGAGGACGGTGATCTTGACAATGTTATTGACTCGCTAAGCGAAGAGTCCGATAGTGAGGCCCCGGTTGAAGAAGGCTTGGGGGATGATCCGTTAGACGAGCAGAGTGATGATCCAGAAGATGCGCCGATTGATTTAGGGGCATTGACAAAGAATCAGCTACTTGCCATTTGCAAAGAAGATGGGATCGATGCAAGCAAAAGGAACATAAATAAAAGCGAAATAATTGAGTTGATTAAGTCAACTGTAAAATAAGGATTAAATTATGATAGATATTGAGACACATGTATTTACACAAGATTTATCAGCCGGGGCATTGTCTTTCTCGTATACGTTTACCCGGAGGATGAAACTGTTACAGGCACTATTTGGCATGAGTGGTGCTATTACCCAAACATTGCAGATTATACACGATGCTAATGAGGGGGGAGATTATGACTCGGTTATTGATAGCAAATCTTTATCCGAAGCCTCTGACTATGTGTTTCGCCCAGCTGGTGAATGCGTATTCGAGAAAGGTGACAAGATCGCTGTCACATGCACAAACGCAACTGAAACAGAGTCAATCTTCGGGAAGATCCAATTGGGGGTACTGTAATGGCCGCAGAGGATATAATTAAAGAGCTCGCCGATATTGAGGAGAAAGTCAGGGGACTTGTTGCTTATGCATCGAAGCAGGGCGAACATAATAAGACCCTCAAAGAAGAGGGAGAGAAGCTAG